TTTATCTAAGTAATATGTAAGTCTATTGTTTAAGTAAGCTAAGTTTTGATCAATAATCTTCTTACGAATGAAGCTATCTTTGTTAGTTAATAGTTTTAACAAGAAATCTTGGTGTTCTTTATAATCAGTAAGTTCATTAACAGTACTCCAATTAATTTCTTGTATAGCACTATTGTTTAATTCATCTATTTGTGATTGATATGGATCGTCTTCAGATTTCTTAGAGTCTAATGCCTGTTTTAAACTGTCAACATTTTGTCTATGCTCGTATGCTTCTTTTGCTGTTTCATAGAATGTTGTAGGCTTACCATTGATGTCACCAATCTCTTCTAGTGCTTTTGCAACATCTGTTACCTTGGTTGAAATTTCACCCTGATATGCTAATGCATCTTCAAGTTCTTTAGATTTACGTGCTTCAATTTCAGCTTTTTTATCTGCATGTAGTTCTTGACCGCAAGTGTAACAAGTTGCATCATCGAGATCTGCGATGTCTTTTTGTGCTTTTTCAACACTCTTGTCTGCACGTAACAGTGCTGGCTCTAATGTGCTTAATTCTTTTTTAAGAGCCAAAATAGCATTGTTTTGTTGACTCCAGTTTGACAATTTTTCATGTAAGTCAAGTTCATTTTCAATATCTAAATGCTCTAATTCGGCGATTCCTTCATTTAACTTTATTATGTCAGTAGTGCGCTTAGCCAGCCATGCTTTTTGATTGCTTTGTAAACTACTAATAGTAGTTTCAATCTTACTGTTCGCTGTTTGTAGTGCTTCGATCTTTAATGTTTCAGTAGTTATTGCTTCTTTAGTAATGCGAGTTTGTTCTTTTAATGCATCTGCCTTTTCACTTAGTATAGTAATACCTAATAACTGTTCAATGATAGCACGTTGATCGTTTTGTCGCATACTTAAGAACGGTTCTGTGTATGTATTCAGAGCAACAATATGCTTAAACATGTCATGACTCATATCTAATAAGTCGTTAATGTATTCTTGCGTCTTACGACTGTCGCCTTGTGACTCGTCTATCATCTCTTGTTCTTGATCGTTGACATAAAACTTTAACAAGTTAGGTCCACGGCCACGTTCAACTCTATAATCTACATTATTCTTTTCAAAGTGTAACGTAACTAACATGCCTTTGCTGTTAGTTTTATTAATTAGGTTGTTAGCTCTAATATTTGTAAGAGCTTTGCCGTACAACGCATACGATAGTGCATTAATAATGGTAGTCTTACCTGTGCCATTACGTGATCCACTGTCATCGCCACCTTGATCTAAGTTTTCGCCAAGTACAAGTGTTAGTTGTTGCTGATTAAAGTCAACAGCCTGGGTCTGATTGCCCACACTCATAAAGTTTCGTACTGTGAGGTCTTTAATTTTTATCATAGTTCGTTATAAATGTCCAATAGCATCTTCTTATTGAAGTTGTCTGAGTCGATTGCGGCAATTTCACCAGCAACAATTTGATCGACGCTTTCAAATTGTTGAATATCTAGTTCTGTACTAATTTCTTCTAATTGTTTTTGTGAAATTAAACTAATTTCACGACACTTGTATTGATTAATAAAAGTTTCTTTAATAAAACTTGCTTCTTCGTAACTAATAGGTAAGTCTAAATTAACACGCAAGTACATATTAGGCTTAATAAACGAATCTGCTTCATCTATTAGTCTACTAAGTTTAACTGTACGGTATTTAGGACAATCTGGCCAGTTAAGGTACACAGGTTCTGCATCATTCTCTCGATCAAGTATCATCATACCACGATCATCGTCCCATGCATCTGCATAGTTGTGCGGAAATGCATTACCTAAGTAATGTACTACTCCTTGTTGCTGACGTTTGTGGAAGTGTCCACTAAACACATACGACTGGTGCTGAAAGTCTTCTGCTCTAAGCTCTCCGTGATCTGGCATTTGTACCATAGCATTCATATAGAAACTAGGTAACTCAAAATGTCCAAAGATATACTTGCTTTTTAGATTGCGTAACTTCTTCCATTCGTCTCCTACAAGCCAAGGTACAATAGTTACGTCTTCAATTGTAGTAATTTCGTCTACAAACGTAATACCTGGAATATGTTTTGCAAATGCTGTACTGTTAACATCACGTTTGTCTTTGTAATACAAATCGTGATTACCGTCAAAGAAGAAAAACTGATCAAATGCAGCACCTAATTTTTCCATACTACGGATTGTTGCATCCATAGTAGTAAGATTAAGTGAATTTCTATTATGATGCCAGTCGCCGCAGAATATTCCGGTCTCACAACCGTTAGCTTTTGCTTGATCTATGTACCAATCTATAAAATCTTCACAGTCTTGGTTATGTACTTTACTGTTACCCTTTAAACCAAAGTGTATATCAGTAAAAACGGCTGCTTTTTTAAACAAATCTTAGTCTCCAATAGAATTTAGTAATGTTATATTACACTCTTTACAAAGATGTGTCAACCTTATTTTTCTTGAACGGGTTTTGCTTCACGCTTTTGTGCTGCGTCCCATTCTGCATTGTGTTGTCTTGTATAACTTGGATTTAGGTTGTTCATTTCAAGAATGTCGTCTCGAATATTTTGATTTCTTTTCTCTAAGTTAATAACACGTACAAAACTGTTAGTTACAGCCGCTGTGTAGTATGCAAATGGATTATTTGATTTAGATTCGTCAAATTGTAAACCAATTTGCGATAATTGTAATATTGCTTGACCCTTCATTTCGTCATTGTATGTGTAACCACGTACATTGCCGCGTGTAGCATAACGATCTACAAGTTTAAGCCACATCATAGCAAGTTTATCTGTTGCTTTAGCGTGTTTCATACTAAATGCGCCGTTTTCCATACCACCTTGCCAATGACTTTTGCCAACACAAATTAGTTCATCGTTTTCGTTAAACTTATAGTGTTGAAAAGGTGGAAAATTTAGCTTAACTCTAGTATCTGCTACAGTCTTTGGGTTCTTTTTGCGTCCAGGCTCTTCAGGAATGTGGTCAAATGTCATAATACGGAAGATTAGCTCTTCTTTTGTGATTTTTCTATAATCTACTTCGCATTCTGCTTGTTTAACTTTTTCGCCTGCTAGTTTTCTTGATGCATACTCTGCATCACCTAGGCGTTTTGCTTTGTTTCGCTTTGCTTCTGCTATAGTTCTAATATTAACTTTTTCAATATCAGGAAGTATAATATCAAATTGATTGTAATCAGTGTCGACAAAACTAGAAAACCTTGATTTTGATTTATGAATCTCTTTTAAAAGATCTTTGTTGTTTAAGTAATTTACTTTTCTCATAATTTCTCCGGTAATTGTATATATTATAATATACTCTGTTAATAAAGTCAACTAAATAATGTATATAGGAGACACAAATGGCAAATGACCCACAAAGTAGTAGAGAAAACTTAGGCGGTAGTCTTATTGACGGCGCTGAAGGTGTTGTTAATTCAGTTATAACTAAACCAATCCAGAGCGTAAAAGATTCTATCTCAGATACAGGGTTTGGCAAAGCACTAAGAGCATTTGGCCTACTTCCTGGCGCTGTACCATCTGCTGGTGTTGGGTTTACAGCAGCAAACTGGGGTTCACAAACTGATCTTGATTGGCGTGTTAGGCTATCGGTGCCATCTTCGTATAAAACAAGTCCGTTATTACAGCCATTGTTAGAAACTGATGGTTTCATGTTTCCTTATACTCCTCAAATTATTATGGAACATAGTGCTAACTATAATTCGTTACACCCTACACATAGTAATTATGCCTTTCCTGCTTATCAGAACAGTCAAGTGAACGCTATGACAATTATTGGAGACTTTTTTGTTGAAAATGAATTAGAAGGACAGTATTGGGTAGCTGCCTCACATTATTTACGTTCAATAACAAAGATGGCATACGGAGCAAGTTCAAATGCAGGCTCACCTCCGCCAGTTGTTAAACTAAACGGATATGGCGATTATGTTTTTAAAGATGTACCAGTAACAGTACAAATGTTTACAATTGAATTACCTAATGATGTTGATTATATACAAGTTGGTATAGGCCCAAATGGGACTTGGGTACCAACACGTAGTTCTTTCTCAGTTGTAGTACAACCAACATACAGTAGAAAATCAGTAACTCAATTTAGTTTAGATGCATTTGTAAACGGTGCGTATGTTGTTGACAAAAAAGGATTCATCTAATGGCAAATTATAGCTCGACTAGTCCGTGGCATATAACTCCAACAGTTGAAGATACCTATTTAGATATCTTATCAATCAGACCTGTGCCAGCAGCAGACGATGATATATTATATACAGTACAACCCCAATATGCATATAGACCAGACTTACTAGCATATGACTTATACGGATCGGGTGAACTATGGTGGGTATTTGCTCAACGTAATATGGACATTTTAAAAGATCCAGTAAATGACATGCTACCGGGTATTAAAATTTATTTGCCAAAAGGTCCAGACCTGTCGCAACTTTTAGGAGTTTAAAATGGCAAAAACACCAGCGGGAAACGTTATTACAACAGCTACTAATGTAGTTACTAACGTTGGCCGACAAACAGTAAATACTACACTTAATACAGCAAATACTGTAGTTGGTATTAGTAGCGGCGCGGTAGGCGGCGTAATTAACGGCGCTCTCGGCCAGGCAACTGCTCCAATAGTTGATATTGCTAGTAAAGGAAAACAAGTTTACGACTTAATACAAAATCCGTCATTAGGCGGTGCATTATCTTTACTAGGAAGAGGTTTTCCTCCTTATAGAAACGAACTAGATCAATTTGCAAGTTACAATTATGTTTTTACACTTGGCGCATTAACTAATTTAGAATTAAATTATCCTTTAAGTTATAGAACAGTTGGTCCTTTAATTAAAATTATTAAGAGTGGCGGCACAGCTGGAAATAAAATTCCTACGATTTATGAATTAGACGGAAATGTAGAATATTTTATCGAAGATGTTGAAATTCAAAATCACTTAGCTCCTAATCCAGGAACACGATTAAGTAATGCTACAGTTATTGATTTTAAAGTAATTGAACCATACAGTATGGGACAATTTTTTCATTCATTAAGAACAGCTGCACTAGTAGCAGGACATCCTAATTATTTACAAGCACCATTTTTACTTAGTGTATCGTTTATAGGATATGATGATGAAGGAAATGTTAAAGAGCCGTTCTTTAGTAAACGACATATTCCTATTAAGTTAGTGCAAAGCGATATGGACGTTACTGAATCTGGTGCGGTATACGATGTTAAGGCAGTACCTTATAATGAAAGTGCGTTAACTAATGAAGTTGATAGCGTAAAAACTGATATGGTAATAAAAGGAAGAACAGTTTCCGAAGTGTTACAATCTGGTGCAGAAAGCCTAGCGTCTAAATTAAATTTAATGCAAACAGCACAAGTTAATGCTAAACAAAAAAACGCACAAGATTACTATATTATTAGTTTTCCAAATGACGGTGTATTAGATTCTATTATGCCAGGAATTGCAGGCGCAACAGCAAGTGCAACAACATCTAAGCATCAAGAATTATATGAAAGTATTAGTGGAACTGGCGCAGAGATTCCAGATAATTTTCAAGACAGACTAAATGAGTTACCTGGTTCTACTTCTCTTGAAAGTGCATTTGCAAACCAACTAAAATCAGCAGCAGAAGCATCTGTAAATTCTATTGGATCTCTTGATATAAATTTAGCAGATGTACCAGCTGCATCTCAACAGTATGTAAGTCCTGCTGACGCTGAGTCTGATGAAATTGCAGGTCAAATTAATCAAGGTGATGTTGTTACTGGTAACGATACAGAAACATTTACGTTTAGTAGTGAAACCCCTATTACTAGTATAATTGAAGACGTTGTATTAAGTAGTAACTGGGGTAGAAATGCTATTAAGCAAAGAGAAAATGGTAAAGGTGAATATGAATGGTTTAAAATACACACACATGTATATAACAGTTCTAGTTTGTTTAGCGGATTAGTTACTGGAGCATCACCAAAGATTTATGTATACAGAGTAGTTCCATATACAGTTCCTGCTTCTATATTTGGAGGACCATTTTCATCTAAATTTTGGAATGGATTAGCTGCACAGTCGGGTGCTATTAAAGCATATAATTATATCTATACCGGACAAAATAGTGACATAATTAAATTTGATCTACATTTTAATCAAACATTTTATACAGGAGTGCAAGCTACAAGATCTCAACAGATGCAAAGTCAAATTTTTGGTAGTCAGTTTTCGCCTCAAGAAAAACCTGAAGGTGATCCAGCAAGTACAATGTATGCTAACGATGCTCAGGCTTCGCTTGTGTCCGGAAGTGAAACTGGAGAATCAAGAATTTTAGATACAGCAAAAAAATTCTTATTCGGCGGCGGCGGCGGAAATAATGATGCATCTTCATCCACAGCTAAAACTTGGAATGACAATCTTATACATTCTAATAATGATATGATTACTGTTGATTTAGAAATTAATGGAGACCCTTATTGGTTAATGGATGCTGGACTTGGCAACTATCTAGGAATTAAAAATCCTTTAAATTCTGCTATAACAATTGAAGGATCAGCTAACCCTGTTAATGGTACAATTACTACAGTATTAAATTTTAGAACTCCAATTGATTATGATGGTAAAGATGGTTTTGTAAAATATCCACTAGGAGGATTTTTGCCTTTAGCTATGTTTAGTGGAGTATATAGAACAATATATGTTACTAATACTTTTAAAAATGGAAGATTTACTCAAAAATTAAACTTGGCTAGAGTGCCAAGTCAAGACTTATCACCAACAGCAATTGCAGGAGCTCTAGTTAGTGCCTTCAAAGACTCAGAAGTCGGAAAAGCTATTGGTATTGGTAATGAAGAAAATAAAACTGGCGATAAACAAGGAGGGGTTAACAGCTAATGGCACAAGAAACACGCACCCCAAGAAATAATAAATTAAAACCTGGCATACATATGGGAAAGGTAATAAATCACCTTGATAGTTCTTATATGGGAGGCATCGAAGTATTAGTTACTAGTAGAACAGCTTCAGGACCAATAGAAAATTATATACAATGTAAATATGCTAGTCCTTTTGCTGGACAATCTCCGTTTGCTGGATTAAGCGATAATGATGATCATTCATTTTCACAAAAAAGTTACGGCTTTTGGGCTGTTCCGCCAGACCCTGGCACAATGGTTATTGTGGTTATGCCTGAAGGAGATTACAGTCAAGCCTATTGGATAGCGTGTGTTTCGGACCTTGGTATGAATTTTATGACGCCAGGAAATTCGTCTACAGAAGCTAACAGTACTGATATATCAATGTCTCTTCCAGTAGGAGAATATAATAAATTACAAGAACAAACTTATGGCAATGATTATACAAAGTATGTAAAACCTACAATGACTCCGGCAAAGGATCGTTTAGATAACGCAGGATTAACTAAAGATTGGGCTAGGGGCATTAATACTTCTAGTGCAAGACGAGAAGTTCCTAGTGCGGTATTTGGATGGAGTACTCCTGGACCTCCTGATTTAGATGGTCCTAAATATTCCTACGGTAAAGCCGGAGCAACAATAGAACGACCGTTTAATAGACTAGGTGGTTCTAGTTTTGTAATGGATGACGGGGACATGAGTTTACTAAGACGAAAACCACCCGGCGGAGACGAAGCAGATAAGGCAAGTTATGCGTCTGTTGCTGCAGGAGAATCAGATGGCGATAAAACAATTCCTGCAAATGAATTAATTCGATTGCAAACAAGAAACGGTCATCAAATATTATTACACAATTCTGAGGATCTTATATACATTGCACACGGTAGTGGAAATAGTTGGATTGAAATGACAGCTAATGGTAAAATTGATGTCTATGCTAAAGATAGTATTAGTTTTAATTCTGATAATGATATAAACTTCCATGCTGGCCGCGATATAAATTTTGAAGCAAAACAAAACTTTAATTTAAGTGCAGACGGAAATTTTATTGTACATGCAGAAGGTAATTGGGAAATAAAAGCTGATATTGACGGTAAGTTAAGTGCAGGCGGAAAAACAAACATTACAGCTACTACACATCACGAAACAGCATTATCGGGAATTTATATGAATAGTGAAGAAGCAGCACAAGAAGCTTCAACAGCAAATCGCCCTGTTAGAATTCCTAAACATGAACCTTGGGCTGATCATGAAAATCTTAATCCTAAAGAGTTTGTTCCTGAAAAAACTTCTAGTATACAAAAAGACGATAGAAAAGAGTTTATAAATGGTACATTAGAAGAAGCTCCAGAATTTCCAAAGGTCGAAGATCCATTTAAACGACCCAAGTAATAATAAGGTAAATACGGTATGAGCACATTAGAAAAAAGATTATACAAACAAGTATCAGTAAAAAGTAGTAATAATTTAGATAAAGTTACTACAGAAAGAACCCCAACATATAGGGGATTTAGTACTGTTGACGAAGAATCTAGCAATCATGTACTACATGATATTGCACTTATTAAACAAGATATTATAAATCATTTCCACATACGTCAGGGTGAAAAACTTAGTGATCCTGAATTTGGAACAATTATTTGGGATATACTTTTTGAACCGTTAACTGATGTTGTTAAAAATGCAATTGTTGAAAATGTTTCAAGAATTATAAATTACGACCCCCGTGTACAAGTAAATCAAATTACTGTAGATTCATACGAAACTGGTATTCAAATTGAATGTGAGCTTGCATATTTGCCTTATTCTATTGTAGAATCAATGCAATTAAAATTTGATGAGAATGCAGGATTTTTATCACAATAATTATATACGCACTTATTGATATAACATAAATACTGCTATAGATAAGGAATAGCCGATGTCGTCAACAGATAGACAAAACAGATTACTATTAGCAGAAGATTGGAAACGAGTCTACCAGTCATTTCGAAACGCAGATTTTCAAAGTTATGATTTTGAAAACTTGCGTAGAACTATGGTACAATATCTAAGGGAAAATTATCCTGAAGATTTTAATGATTATGTAGAATCAAGTGAGTATCTTGCACTAATAGATCTTATTGCATTTTTAGGTCAAAATATTTCTTATCGTATTGACTTAAATGCTAGAGAAAATTATCTTGAACTTGCAGAACGTAGAGAATCAGTTCTCCGTTTAGCACGTTTACTTTCTTATAATCCCAAACGTAATCAACCAGCTAACGGATTACTTAAAATTCAAACTATTAGAACTTCAGAAGAAGTTAGAGATAGCAACAATGTTAACCTAAAAGGTCAAACAATTACATGGAACGATCCAGCTAATAGTGATTGGTACGAACAGTTTGTTAAAGTACTAAACACAGCTCTTCCAGTTAACGGAACATTTGGCCGCCCTGCTAAAAAATCAATCATAGCAGATGTTGATACTGAACAATATAGACTTAGTAGTACTAATACTGATGTTCCAACTTATCAATTTAACAAAACAATTGACGGTAGAGCTGTAAAATTTGAAATAGTTTCAACTGACATTACAGATACTATTCAAGAAGAAGCTCCATTTCCGGGAAACAACTTTGCGTTCTTATATAGGAATGATGGTAAAGGACCAACAAGTTCAAACACAGGATTCTTTAGTCATTTCCGTCAAGGTACATTAGATCTTGGCATATTTTCTATTAATGATTATTCTTCAAATCAATCTGTAGCAATTGAAACACCTTTAATTAATGATTCAGATGTTTGGTTATATAGTTTAGATAGCTTAGGCAATGAACAAGAATTATGGAACAAAGTTGAATCGATGCAAGGCAACAATATTATCTATAATAATGTTAATAAAAATAATAGAAATGTATATTCAGTTTTAACTAGAGTTGATGATAGAGTTAGTTTGGTTTTTAGTGACGGTGTATTTGGTAATATTCCGACAGGTAGATTTAAGACTTATTTTAGAACTAGTATAAATGAAAGAGTTATTATTACACCTAAAGATTTTAGAGGAATAACAATTACTATTCCTTATCTTTCAAAAAGTAGCAAATTAGAATCTATTACAATAACTTATAATTTACAATATACAGTTGATAATAGTTCTAATAGCGAATCTACAGAATCAATTAAGCAAAACGCACCTACAACTTATTACACACAGAACAGAATGGTTACTGGTGAAGATTATCAAATTGCACCATTAGGAATTAATCAACAAATTGTAAAAGTTAAAAGCGTTAATAGAGTGTCAAGTGGAATTAGTAGATATTTTGATCTAATAGATGCTACTAGTAAATATAGTCAAACTACTCTTTATGCTAATGACGGAGTTGTTTATAAAGAAACTCAAAATAATAAAGATGGATTTTCCTTTACTACTAGAACTGATGTAGAAGGTGCTGTAGAAAATACTATTGTACCTATACTAGGTGATAAAAAAATTAGAAACTATTACTTTGATAAGTTTAATAAAATTATAACAAGAGATCTAGGAGTTAACTGGGTACAAACTACAAAAGGTACAAACTTATGTACTGGGTATTTTAAGAATATCGAAGATGTACCGTCAACACTAGGCACATTTACTGGATCTATTTTAAGTTTAGTTACAGTAGGTTCTTTAATTAAAGTAATAGCACCTGGATATGTTGCTAAAAATAATCCTGCAGACGTTGATACTTCAACTAACCACTTTAATGCAAAAGGTGAATTAGATCCTGGCCCCGCTAAACTACTTGGTGATAGTTATTATAAATGGATAAAAGTTGTTAGGATTAATGGTACAGGATTTGAACCAACAGATAATGGTGAAGGTGCTGTTATATTAAATGACATTATTCCAACAGGAGCAATATTATTTGAAATTAAACCTCCACTTGCTAATAATTTAGAATCTGGAGTTAAGCAACAAGTAATTGATCAAATATTTTCTTATAAAACATTTGGTTTACGATTTGATCAAATATCTGCACAATGGCGTATTGTTACAGAAAATAATCTATCTTTAGGAACAGGATTCAGTACTGGTAAAACTGGCGATGTTACTAATCAAAATCTTGATGCAAGTTGGTTAGTACTATTTGAGACAAATGGAGAACGTTATACTATAACATATCGTTCAATGAGATTTGTATTTGAAAGTGACAACGAAGTACGTTTTTATTATGATTCAAATGATAAAATATTTGATAACAAAACAGGAAAAATTGTTAAAGATAGTATTACAGTATTAAACATTAACCCTCAACCAGATAACCCTGCACCGTTTACACAAGATTTTAATTGGGAAATTGTAGACGCATATAAAGACATTGATGGATATGTTGACAGCAAGAAATTAGAAGTAAGTTATTTTGATGATGACGAAGATGGCGTAGTTGACGATGCAGACCTATTTGAAGAAATAGTTTCTCCAGAAGTTAACCCTACTTCTAAGTATATTATATTTAAAAAGGTTATTACATCTGACGGTGTTGAAGACTTTAATTATTTCTCAAATAGCAATGATGAAATTATTATTTTAAATACTAAAACCGAAGTACAGCCTTTTAGTACATACAATGATGCACAAATTTTTTATTATATAGATACTGATGTATTTGAAGTATTAGATAAGTCAGCTCTTAGATTAAGAATTACAGCTGATTATAAAGCAAGAATAGGTCGAGAAGATTTAAAATTCCGTTATATACATGCTGCAAGTGCAGAGTCTAGGATTGATCCTAGTGCAAGTAATATCATTGATATGTACATATTAACTAGAAATTATGATAATAATTTTAGACTTTGGTTAATAGAAAAATCAGCACAAAAGCCACTTCCGCCAAGTAGTGATCAATTGTTTATCGAATACGGATCAGAAATAAACAAAATTAAATCACTTACGGATGAAGTTATATATCATCCAGTTAAGTATAAAGTGTTATTTGGAAATGAAGCAGATCAAGACTTAAAGGCTAAATTTAAAATTGTTAAGAATTCTGATAAAGTCTTAAATGATAATGATATCAAGACTAGAGTTATAACAGCAATTAATGAATTTTTTGCATTAGATAATTGGGACTTTGGAGAAACATTTTACTTCTCAGAACTTTCAGGATATGTAATTAATGAACTTGCTCCTGATATTTCATCATTTATTATTACACCAGTACAAGAAGAACAAGCATTTGGTAGTTTGTACGAAATTAAATCAGAGTCAGACGAAATCTTTATAAGTGGAGCAAGTGTTGATGATGTCGAAATTATAGATGCTATTACAGCTTCTAGATTAAAATCAACAGGTGAAATTGTGACAAGATCTAAAACAATAAATGCTGGTATTCAAAGTGCTATATTTGAAGATACAGCAACTCGTAGTAACGTTGTTACAGGAGTTACAACACCGAGTAGTTCAAGCGGATCAAGCGGATCAAGCGGATCAGGTAGCGGAGGATATGGTTACTAATGGCTAATAATAACGATCAAAACGAATTTCCACTTCCAGGTGAAAATCCCCAACCTAGAAGAAGTTCTAGACATTTACCTAAATATTTTAGAACAGAAAAGAATAATAAATTTCTACAATCTACATTAGACCAATTGCTACAACCTGGCGTAGCAGAAAAGGTAAATTCCTTTATAGGTAGAAAAAATGCTAAAGCATATGATTCTAAAATTGATAGATACATTAGCGAGGTTACATCTGACAGATCTAATTATCAATTAGAACCAGTAAGTGTTGTCAAAGATAACTTAGGAAATACTGAATTCCTAAGAGACTATATGGATTATATAAATCAAATTGATAACTTTGGCGGTAACAATAAAAATCATAGTAGAAATAATAAGCAAGAATTTTATGCATGGAACCCTAACATTGATTGGGATAAGTTTACAAACTTTAGAGAATATTATTGGCTACCAACTGGCCCACAAGCTGTAACAGTTCCCGGAGATGCTAAAGAAATTACAAGTACATATACTGTTGAATTACAAAATGCACTAGGCGATTTTTCGTATATTTTTACTCCAGACGGTGCAACTAATAATCCTACATTAAAATTGTATAGAGGTGTAACTTATAGATTTGAAATTAATGCTACAGGATTTCCTCTTTCTTTTAGATCAGCAAGAACACTAGACGATGAGTTTTTACTATCAGACGAAATATCTGTACAAAGCGTAGAAAACGGTGTTATTGAATTAACACTAAGTCCAAGTACACCAAATGAAATTTACTATGTTGCTGATAATAATATTAATATGGGCGGATTAATTAAAGTTGCTAATCAAAGTGAAGCAACTACAATTGATGTTGAAACAGAAATTTTAGGTAAAAAATATTATACTACAAAAGACAATTGGAGTTTTACTAACGGATTAAAAGTAGATTTTGCTGGAGATGTTAAACCAGCAAAATATGCAAATAGTTCTTGGTATGTAGAAGGTGTCGGAGACGCTATAAAACTTATAAGTGACATTGATGTAGAGGTTAGTTTTCCAGTAGGTATTGATTTGTTAGTACCCTTTGATAACGCAGATACTGGGTTTGATTCATTACCGTTTGGTTCTGCAACAGGTTATCCTCGAGATAAGGATTATATTACTATCAACCGTTCAAGTCCTGATGGTAATTTTTGGTCTAGATATAATAGATGGTTCCATAGAGACATAATAGAAAAGTCTGCAGAGATTAACAATTTAGTAATTGAAGTTGATCAAAGTCAGCGAGCTAATAGGCCTATTATTGAATTTGTTGACGGGTTAAAACTATATAACTTTGGAACAAAAACAAAACAAGTTGTTGACCTACTTGATAATTTTACTACAGATGCATTTAGTACAATAGAAGGTAGTTTAGGATATAACATTGATAGTGTTCAACTTGCTGAAGGCATGAGAATATTATTTTTAAACGATACAGATCCTTTAGTTAAAGGCAAGATATTTGAAGTTAGATTTATTAAATTTACAGGTAGTGGCAATGATGGACAAATTAGTTTAGTTGAAACTACTGATAGTGATGCTTCTGTAGGCGAAAACGTATTAATTACTAGAGGTGAATCTTTTGCTGGCTCTATGTGGTATTATGACGGAGTTACATGGAATAAAGCACAAGAAAAAACATCAGTAAATCAGCCACCAGTTTTTGACATTTTTGATGCTGATGGGAAAAGTTACTCAGATACATCAGTTTATCCTGCATCTAATTTTAGAGGTTCAAAGATCTTTAGTTATAAAGAAGGCATGGGAGCTAATGATGTTGTTTTAGGATTTCCAATTTCTTATAGAAGTATTGAGAATGTAGGAGATATTGTTTTTGACTTTGATTTTAATATAGATATTGCACAATATCAAATTGACGATCAGTCATATAATATAAACGTTAGTGACGGTTATTTACGAAAGTATGATACTAACAGTCAATACGAATTATTGTGTGCATATGTTAAAGCCAGCGATACTAGTAGTCAAGAAATAATACTTCAATATGTTAATGATGGATCAAAAATTAATTACCCAGTTAATTGTTATAACAACAGTGCATTTGTAGAAGATCTAACTGTTAATGTTTTTGTTGATAACAACATTGTATATGAAGGAACAGACTATCAATTAGTTAGTACTTCAGATAAAGTAAAGTCAGTTAATTTTTTGAAAAAGCCTGCTACTAATGCAAACATTATAATTAAAGCATCTTCTTCTGAACTTAAGAATGACAATGGTTACTATGAAATTGCTCCAAATTTAGAAAAGAATCCGCTTAACCAAAATGTACAAACATTTACACTAGGTGAAGTTACAGACCATGTTAACAGTATTACTGAAAATGCTCCAATGTTTAGTGGAGTATTTCCGGGAGTTAGCAATCTAAGAGATTTACATGGATTAAGTGTTTACGGAAGAAAATTTATTAAACATTCTGCTCCGTTAAATCTTGCAATGTTTTCTACATTAGATAGAGAATCGAACATGATTAAATCTTTAAGATTTGCTAAAAAGGAATATAGTAAATTTAAAAGAATGTTCTTAGAAAGTGCCGAAGCATTACCGTTTAACGGTACAGTAAGACAACATGTTGATGCAATTATTGAAGATTTAACCAAAGATAAAATAAACACTATGCCATTTTACTTTTCGGATATGGTAGGTTTTGGTGCTGCAATTACAACGTCAATAACTATTGAAGATGTAGGTACTAGATTTTATGCGCTTACAAAACCATTTTTATTAAATGAGTTAAGTACTCGTTCTGTAACTGTATATCTAAATGGAACACAATTAGTACACAATAAAGACTATGTGTTTAATAGTGAAGGTTATTTAGATGTTACAGTAACTAAACAGTTTGGTGACAAATTAGAAATTAATGAATATGAAAATACTAATGGAACGTATATTCCCGAAACACCAACAAAGCTAGGGCTATTTCCAAAGCATGTTCCGGAAATTTTCGAGGATACTACTTACAGTTCTTCACCGACAATGATAAAAGGTCATGATAGTAGCTTAACAAAAGCATTTGGTGATTACAGAGACGAATTAATTTTAGATTTAGAAAAAAGAATATTTAATAACATTAAAATGCAGTATGATCCTGCAATATTTAATATTCATGATTATATGCCTAGTACGTTTAGAGATACAAAATTTACTAGGAAAGATGTTTACCAGCCAATGATTACTGATTTCATTCAGTGGTTAGAATTAATTGACGAAGATTATACTTATCACAAATATTATGATAGAGTAGATGCCTTTAGTTGGAATTATTCAAATATGAATTCTCCTACAGGCGAAAAATTAGCTGGATGGTGGAGAGGTGCATATAGACAAATATTTGATACTGACAGACCACATACACATCCTTGGGAAATGTTAGGTTTTACAATTAAGCCAACTTGGTGGGAAACACAGTATGGACCTGCACCTTATACAAATGAAAACTTAGTACTATGGGAAGATCTACAATCAGGAATTATTAGATCAGCAACACAACAATTTACAATTAACAGAAAATATGCTCGCCCAGGATTATTAGATTTTATTCCTGTTGATGCTGGCGGAAATTTAATAAGTCCATCAGATTCAAATGCTGTACAAAGATTTGCAAGTGTCGGGCTAAATGCACCGTTTAACTTTGGTGATAACTCACCTATTGAAAATGTATGGGTTCAAAGTTCTGAATTTCCATTTGCAGTCTTAACAAGTTGGATGATTAACTCACCTAGTTCTTTACTCTCAGCAGGATTTGATAGATCTAGACAAATTAGAAATACAGTTGGTCATTTAGTTTACAAGCCAACAATGAAACACCTAACGTTAGCAGATTTAGTATTTCCAAATACGTCTCAAGAAGAAACACAAGTTTTAACATCAGGGCTAGTAAATTATGTTTCAGCATTTATGGCTAGCACTATAACTTCAAACTTTACTGATTACAAACGTAAACTAACTTCTATTAAAAATTGTCTAGCATTTAAATTAGGTGGCTTTACAGATAAATCTAAATTTAAATTAATTTTAGAATCTAGAACACCATTAAATAGTGGCAACGTTTTTATTCCAGAAGAAAATTATAATATTTTATTACATACCAGTTCACCAATAAAAACTATAAATTATAGCGGTGTCATTATAGAAAAACAACCTAATGGATTTGTTATAAGAGGTTATAACAAAGAAAATCCAATATTTAAATGGTACCGTCCTTTTAGTTCAAACAGAGATATTATTGTTAATATTGGCGGAATATCAGAAAGTTTTAGTGATTGGGATACAGGTAAAACGTATGTTAAAGGAAAAATTGTTCAATACTTAAACAATTATTATTCGGTATTAGAAACTCACACAGCTTCATCAAATTTTGATACAGAAAAATTTAGTAAACTTCCTAAGTTGCCTACTAGTGGAGGTGCTGATGCAATCTTTAAAGAAAGATTTAATACTCAAGAAGAGGAAACACTTTCTTATGGTTCTTCTTTAGATACAATACAAGATGTTGTAGACTTTTTATTAGGTTATGAACAATGGTTGATGGAACAAGGGTTCCGTTTTGAATACTATGATGGCGAAGATCAAGTATTATCTGATTGGAAAAATAGTTGTAGAGAGTTTTTATTCTGGAGTACACAGAACTGGAGTGAAGGAGCACTTATTACTTTAAGCCCTGTTGCTGATGAAATAAATTTTGAAACTAGTTATTCTACAGTTGATAACATCTTTGATAATTTTTATGGTTACAGTTTATTAAAATCAGACGGTACTAAGTTTTCTGAAGAGTTTACAAGAATAAGTAGACAAGATGCAAATAAATTTAAAATACGTCCAAGAAAAACCGGTGACGGAGTTTATGCTGTACAAATACCGATAATAAGAAAAGAACATATTGTTTTATTAGATAATACAACAGTGTTTGGTGATGTAATATATCAGCCACCAACAGGTTATCGACAAGATAGAATACGTTCATTGGGTTATAGAACAACAGACTGGGACGGAAGTTTAAATGTTCCTGGATTCATTTACGATGAAGCAATTGTTACTGATTGGGAATCTTGGACTGATTATAGCATTGGTGCATTAGTTAAACATAAGCAATTTTATTATAGTGCAAATTCAAAAGTAGTTGGAACAAAAATATTCGATAACACTTATTGGACAAGACTTGATCAAAAACCAGAAAGCAAATTGCTTACTAACTTTGAATATAAAACAACTCAATTTACTGACTTCTATGATTTAGATACAGATAACTTTGATGTCGAACAACAAAAGTTTGCACAGCATTTGATTGGGTATCAAAATAGAGATTATCTAGCAAATATTATTAACGATGATGTAAGTCAATATAAATTTTATCAGGGAATGATTAAAGAAAAGGGTACATTAAATAGTCTTAATAAATTATTTGATGTACTAAGTGAAGCCGATAAAGAAAGTATTGATTTCTATGAAGAGTGGGCTATTAAACAAAGTCAATATGGTGCAAGTGAGGGCTTCGACGAAGTTGAATTTAAATTAGATGAATCTAAAATTAGATATAATCCTCAACCATTTGTTCTTACTAATAATATTACCGGGGATGAAACTGACTTAACTTATAGAATTTCAGATTTTGAATTATACAAAAAACCTAATAATTATAATAACACACCTTTCCCAGTAACTGATGATTTACCACAGTTTACAACAACACCGGGTTACACACATACCCAAGACGTATCTGCTATAGTTGCAAATTATAATGATATTGTTACTAAAAACTTTAGTGATATCAAAAATAACGAATATGTTTGGGTTGGTAACAGAAATGGTGATTGGTCAGTTTATCAGCATAAAAATTCATCATATATTATTACAAGTATTACTGGAAATGCTACAGCAATTAGTATTGGTGCCGAAGACAAGAACCAGTTTGTGCTTACATTAAACACATCAGTATCTAACATTAATGTAGGTGACATTGTTGGTATTTACGATCTTATTGAAACAAGTTATGCTACTGAGGATAGTACATATCCAATAGCAAATCAAACAACTGTTGATGTTACTGGTTTCTTTAAAGTACTAAAAATTAGTGTAAACAAACTTATTATTGAAACAGATAAAGTAATTTCTGATATTAGTCAATGTAGAGGAATTTTAACTAAGTTTGTTTTGGCTAGAGCAGAAGATCTTAAACAAGCAAATGCAATTTCTCAAGCAGGCATTGACAAAGGTAGTTTATTATGGATTGACAATGCTGGTGATAACCAATGGACAGTTATTAAAAATAATCAACCATTTAATTTATTGCAAAAAATAGAAGGTGATGACAGAGCATCGTTTAATAGTTATTCAGATAATATAGCTATTGATAGCAGAAACGTTACAATGGCTGTAGCAACACCACTTAGTGGTACACTTGATGAAAATCGTGATCCTGTTCCAGGAGACGGAAAAGTATTTGTGTATACTAGAGGCGGCAATAGTCAAAACTTCCAATTTACACAAATTGTTGAACCAATACAGGCTCTTGCAGATTTAGAAAAAGGATTTGGTAAAGGACTTGGTATTAGTTCAGATGGAAAATATCTAGTTGTTGGATCTCCTAATAGTTCAAATGTAAAAACTAAATTTAAAGGACCATATGATTTAACTACTGATTATCAAAATACAGAAATTGTTTCGTACGATGAGCAATTATGGGAAGCAGTAAAAGATATACAAGGTGCTAGTTTATCACAACCGTTTGGTAGCTTTACAGCAATGGTTGAAATATTCCAAGATAACAATATTGTTGGCGGCGAAATAGAATTTAATAATTTAATTACAGGAAATTATCCTTTTACAAATACTCAAACAGATCATATTTTAGTTAGAGCTGGTAGAGATCAATATAATGCAACAGGTTCAGGTGATACTGTTTATTTAGATTGGTATGCTAATACAACAGCTAATCAAAGTAATGCTCCGGGTGACTTATATAGAGCTCCATTTGATGGACAAGTTCCACAAGTAACTGAAGCATTTTTAGAAAGTGGATTAGTAATACACAAGAAAATTGATGTAGTATTATATGTAGATGCGTTTTCATTATTACCAAGTATCGGCGATCAAGTTGAATCACAAGGTGTGTTTGGATATGTAGAATACCTTTATCAAGAAGGTCCAAGCTGTGTTATCTATATTGGAGGCAGCGTAGGCGCCTGGCAACCAACAGAATCTTTATTCTTAGAGACAGGCGAATTTCTTGGACAATATGTACGTAATGCTCCTAAAGAATTAGCTCAACTAGATACATCAGATGACCTAGGCGGTTACTGGTGGTTTAATCTTCCTGAGACAGTAGCAACAGGTACTGTAATTGAGGATGAAGGACGAGCATTAGCAATTTATAATATTGTTCCTTCAGGTAAAGAAACAATTACAGCAGCAGGCGGCAATATTTACGATCAGAACAATACTGAACAATTCCAAGGCGACAATAATATTAACAGTTATATTAGAACACTTACGTCAGAAGGAGAACCCGGAGCATATGGCAATTTTGACATTATTAAAAGTGACTTATTTGTAGTAAGAGCTCCTAAAACACTTACTGATATTCTTACTGTTAACGGCCCGGGAGATACGTCAAATGACTCTGTTGGATTGCGAGTAATAAATCTTCCAAACTTAACTGATCAATCATTTGTTGATATTACTCCATCTGGAATAAACTATTTTGAAACAAACAAAACCCACACATTATATGATGTATGGGACGGATTTATTCAGTTCTCATTAGACGAGCCTGATGATTTTGGACAATACTATGAACCATTAGTTGATCAATTTGTAAGAGATACTACTACTGGAGCAACAGCACAGATAGCGTTTTATCAAAGAGATTCAAGAGATGCAACTATTTTTGTTAAAAATGTTCAAGGTAACTGGTCGTTAGGAAATGATCACGGTGTTCCGTCTACTATCGAAATGTTGAGAATACCTACTAATCCATCTCCTGTGTATAATGTTACAAGACCCCTTGGTGGAATTAATAGTACTTCGTTAGGTAGTGACTCATTAGGTATAGGAGGACTTTGTGTATTCCGACTTGATGCAGAAATTGATGAAGTTCCTACTAATGACACTATTATTGGTGCAGAATATATTATCTACAAAGACACTACACTATTTGGACTGCCAACAGAATCAAATATTCCATCTTCTGTAAATTTAGATTGGAAAAATGTATATAGAGTTCCAGTTGATGCAAACGGAACTGCATTACCATTAAATGACTACGGTATGTATTCTGTGTATGTTAGAGAGAATGTAAGTACATTTACACCTGTAGGGTCATTTATTGTACCTGAACAGATTGATGGATTACGAATAGGTTCTAATATTAAAATAGCCAAGCGTAATGATTTATATAAAGCATTTATTGGCTGTGAAGGAAATGGAACCGAAGCAAATCCAGGAAGAATATATTTTGTAAATCAAGGTACAGATGAAGAAGGAATAAATTACAATTGGGAACTAGCTAAAGATAAAAGGTATAAAGGATCATTTAGCTCAGATAGATCATATTACTTAAACGAAATAGTATTTAATGACGGAAATTTTTATATTGCACAAACTAACATAGCTGCAGGCGATAGTTTTGATATACTAGATTGGGAATTAGCAACAAATGATAGTATTAAAAGTATAGACTATGTTGGATTTATACCAAATAATACTGACAATGTTTTTGATAACGACTCATCATTAAAACTTGATGCTACTAGTTTAACCTCGTTTGGTAAAGACTTTGATATTAGTGATGACGGTGATGTATTAGTAGTTACAGCTGAATACACTGGGTTACCAAACAAAGTACTTGTTTATAGAAATGTAAATGATAACTATCAAAAATATCAAGAATTTGAAGCAACACAAGTTAATGACGGATTTGGAACACAAATAAGTGTAAGTCAAGACGGTTCAATGATTGCAATATCTGCTCCTAATTCTAATACAGTAGATGGTGAAGAATTAGGCACAGTATATGTTTACACATATAATCCTAAAGCTAGTGTAAGAGAGTTTGAATTAACTCAAACACTAACAAGTTCTAATCCTGTAAGAGGCGAACAATTCGGCGGCAACATTGATTTTGACGGTAATATATTATATGTAAGTGCTTTCAGCGCAAACAGCGATGACACAACACAGTATGATACATATCAAAGAAGATTGTATCCTGAAAGCATTAAGCCTGGCGAAAAATATTTACTAGATCCTAATTCAGCAGGAACAACAGAAACAACCTTTGACAACGGGTTTACATCATTTAAAAATATTATAGCTACTAATGGAGTAGTATATGTTTATGACAGAATTCAAGATAGTTTAATATTTGGTCAGAAGTTAGATCTTAATGATCCTAACATACGATATTTTGGTAGAAATATCACAGCTAAAAATAATCACCTGTATGTAAGTTTACCTCTTTATGATAATAAAGTTAGTGGCGTATCTACAGACCAACCAGGACTAATACTTGATTACAGACGACCTGAAGGTTCTAAAGTATGGGAGTCTTATAGATCTCCTAGAAAACCAGTTGACGTTGATAAAATAAAACGAATAATGCTTTATGATAGAGATAAAAACATTATTTTAGAAAATTTAGATTACATTGATCCAGTACAAGGTAAAATTGCTGGCTCAGCCGATCAAGAAATTCGTTGGAAAACTATCTATGACCCAGCAACCTATGATACTGGAACATCATTAGTTGATGTTGATAAGACTGAATCATGGGGTAAAAAGTATGTTGGACAAGTATGGTGGGATTTATCAACAGCTAAATTTTTAAATACATATTTAGAAGGTAATATAACATATAAGAATAATAACTTTAATGAATTGTTTGAAGGATCAAGCATTGATGTTTACGAATGGGTTGAATCTACACTAGCTCCTAAAGAATGGGATAGACTTTCTGCACAGCCCGAAGGAGAAAGTAAAGGAGTTTCTGGAGTTACAAAATACGGTGAAGGTGTATATACAAAACAACGTGTTTATGATAGTATTGCACAGAAATTTACAACGTACTATTATTATTGGGTTAAAAATAAAACTTCAGCGCCAGATATTCCAGGCAGAACTATTAGCGTAGCAACTATTGCTAAACTGATTGAAGATCCAAGCGGTCAAGGTTATAAATTTATTAGTTTGTTTGATAGTAGTTCTTTTGCTTTACATAACTGTGATTCTTTAATTAAAGATACCGATACTGTATTAAATATTCAATATTGGACATACAGTAACAAGTATGATAATATTCATAATCAATATCAGATATTAGCTGAAGGTCTTGCATCAAGTACTCCTCATAAAGAAATTGAACAAAAATGGTTTGATAGTTTAGTTGGCTACGACAAGCAATCAAGACCAGTCCCTGATCCAAATTTAAGTCCAAATTTAAGATATGGAATTTTTAACAAGCCTAGACAGAGTTGGTTTATTAATAAAGTAGAAGCTCTAAAACAACTAGTTGAGCGTACTAATAGAGTTCTAAAAAGTAATTTGGTTGTAGACGAAAAAGATATTTCAGCAATAAATGATTTTGATCCAGCACCAACAATTATTTCACAGCATTATGATGTAGCTGTAGATACAGAAATTGATTTACAATTTGTAGGTATATCAAGATTAATTACAGCAGAGTTAGAACCTGTTATTGAAGACGGAAAAATTGTCCGCATTAATATTATAAATTCTGGCAGAGGATATAAAGTAGCACCAACATACCAGCTTAATGGTATAGGTACTAATGCTGAGTTTGAGATAGTAATTAATACAGCTGGACAAATAACAGAAGTAAATGTAATTTCTACAGGTTATAACTATGATGAAACTACATCAATTAAAGTACGTCCGTTTACAGTATTAGTAAATGCAGACTCTAACATTAGAGGCAACTGGGCGTTATATCAAAGAGATTTTGTTGCAAGAGACTGGGATAGAATCAATAGTCAAGCGTATGATGTTACAAAGTATTGGTATTATTGTGATTGGTACGATACTGGTTATAACGAATTTACTGAAATTGATCATGTAATTAATCAAAGCTATGGATTACAAGGCCTAGACGATCAGTTTGGTGATGTTATTAAAATTTTAAATATCGGCACAGAAGGATGGCTGTTATTGCAAAAAATAGATAATCAAGAAACTGTAGATTATACTGTTAATTATAAAACTATTGGTAAACAAAATGGTACTATACAATTAAGTGAAAACTTGTACAATTTTAATATGAGTCGTGTTGGATTTGACACACAAACTTTTGACACACAATTTTTTGATAGTCAGCCAATTGCAGAAACAAGAATTATATTAGAAGCGTTAAGAGATAAAATTTTAGTTGATAACTTATCAGAAGAATATAACAAACTATTCTTTGCAAGTTTGCGTTATGTATTTGCAGAACAAGGATATGTTGATTGGGCATTTAAAACAAGTTTTGTAAAAGCAAAACATAATGTCGGAAAACTAAGCAATCGTGTTACTTACAAAAGTGACAGTCTTGAAAGTTATGAAAGTTATATTAATGAAGTTAAGCCTTATAAATCTAAAGTTAGAGAATATGTATCTAATTATGGAACAGTTGAAAACTCGTCAAGTTCAGTAAGTGATTTTGATAATCCTCCAAGATATAGTCAAGCACTTGAATCAATTGAAGTTAGTGATGTTCGTGTTCTTAACGGATTTTTGTCAGGAACCCTTGACAATTATGATACATACCCAAACAAGCATTGGATAGATAATGCTTCCTACAAAGTTATTGAAATATCAATAGCTAATCCAGGATCAGGATACACTAGTGCTCCTAAATTAGTTATTGAAGGTAATGCCACAGCAAAAGCATCCTTAGGCCCAGGAGGAAAAATATCTTCGATTGTTATTACAGACCCTGGCAGTGGTTACATTGTAGCTCCAGAGATAACAGTAAACGGTTCTCTAGCAGACGGCGGAACAGCAGCAATAGTTTCAGCTAAAATAGGTGATGGTCTAGTTAGATCAATGCATACCACTGTAAAATTTGATAGAGTTAGTGGAACATTTTTTATTACTCAGTTAAACGAAACAGAACAGTTTAATGGAACAGGTGGTAATTCACAGTTTGATCTTAAATGGCCAATGGACATGAGAACTAATACTATTGAAATTACAATTAACGGCGAGTTAATATTAAATAGTCAATATCAGTATAAAAATTATATTAATACAGAAAACGGTTTTGACAAGTATTATGGCAGAATAACATTTAATAATCCTCCAGCAAATCTTTCGCAAGTTAGTATTAGTTATAAAAAAGCTGTAGACTTGTTAGATGCGCAAGATAGAATAAATTTATTCTATAATCCAACAAGTGGACAAATAGGAAAAGATATTACTCAGTTAATGGAAGGTGTTGACTACGGCGGAGTTCAAGTTAAGAGTTATGAGTTTGCAGGTCCTACAGGATGGGATACTGATAACTGGTATGCTGGTGCTTGGGACATATTTGATCAATCATTTGATGAAGAAACATTTGAAACAGATGGGTCAACATTAGTGTTTAATTTAAGTTCTCCTTTACAATCAGGCGTAAAATATAATGTTTACATTAACGGTCAACGTGTAGATGACGATGCTTGGGACGGAACTACTAGTGCTGATAATTTAACAAACAAGAAAGCATTTATGGCACCTGTTACAGGTGACGGAGTAACTGATACATTTACATTTGAAAATCAAACAGGATATTATAATTACCTTACAGAACTTAACTCAGACTGGAGAGATAACCCGCCAGCTGAGATTATAACAATTCGTAGATCTACATCAGACGGATCTCTTGCTCCTAACGAAGAAAGTTTTGATACAGCTCTTACAGGCGGTGACTTAGCATATACAACAGCATTAGGTATTAAAGCAGAAGAAATCAACGTTGATGGTGATGGATTTGTAACACCGACAACAAGTAGCGGTCCAGAAGAAACTGTTCCAGGACAAGTGCTTGATACTTTAGATATTACAGTTTACGAAAGACCAGTCAGTGGTTCTAGTTTAATGCAAAGTCATATATTTAAAGGTGATGGATTAACAACAGAATTTGATCTAAGACAAAAACCTATTTCATATGAAAGTGTTATTGTTAAAATTAATCTTAATGTAGTATTTGGAAAGACAAAATATAAAATTGATTTTGATAACAATAAAATAATATTTTATGAAGCACCTGCCATTGGTGATAACATTGTAATAATGACTATGGGCATTGCAGGAGAAAATATATTAGATTATGATGAATTTGAAGCAGACGGTAGTACACAAGAATTTTTAACTAATATTAGATATAGTGATACAATAAAAGCATATGTAACTGTAAACGGTGACAACTTAGCATATGAATTAATTGAATCAGACAACACTTATGAAGTATCGGGTAATTGTGTATTAAGATTTGTTCAACCGCCAGAATCTGGTAGACTAATACAATACGGATTATTTGATAATGAAATACAGTCATTTAGTCAAGTAACAATCGACGAAATAGTAGCAGATGGTTCTTCTAGTAGTTATGAATTATCAAAGGCTCCGTTTAGTCAAGATCCGGCAGGATACCACACTATTGTTACAGTTAAATCTAGAGAAGGTTATGTTCCAGCAGTTCCAGCAGTTCCTGGAGGAGTTGCCGATCCAGAATATAACAATGGTGCATTAATTGCTGAGAACAATGGTACAGTGTTTGACAGGGCATTAACTGTTAACGGATTGAAACTTGTTGTTGCAGGAGCAGTAGGCGGACAACTAGCAGTACCAGATGAATGGGCAAAGAAAACTGCAAGAACATTTGAATTAATGACTGATCCTAACGGTGCTGGCATTAACACTACACATCAACGCAATTTTCTTAAAACACTAAAAGGTGACGTA